GCCTAGGGTAGTGAGAACAGTAAGAATTCCTGTTATCTTTGGTACTGCCCACAAAACGGCAAGAGCAGTAGTAAATGCAACAATTATGGGTTTATTTTCCGAAAACCATTTACCAAGTGATTTAAGTGCAGGAAGCCCATCTTTAATAATCCAATGAGTAATTTTATTAAAAGTCGGAAGTAATGCAGTACCTAATTGTTCTTCTAACGATTTGAATTGCGCTTTAAGAACCTCAAGTTTTCCTGCGCTTGTATCAGCAAACGCTTTAGCCATTCCGTGCGTTCTGCCTTCAATAATTGCAAGAATCTGAGCAAACGAAGCACCCGCAGGAATGTTTTTCTTTAATGCTAAACCAAGATCACGAAGTCCACGCGCTTGCCCCGTTGAGGCACTAGCAAGTAATTTGCCTGCGTCAGCAAGCGACATAGTTTTGTAACGAGCAAGATCGGCAGTTGCAGTTAGTGCATCAAGAGCCATTTGAGGACTACGAGTCGCAGTAGTAAGAGTTCCTAATGCTTGGTATGTATCAACAGTTGTAAAGCCAAGATTAGCCATAGCCTCTGCGTGTTGATCAATAACAGGTTTGGCAGCAGCGAAACTTACTTTGCTATTTGTGACTGCCTGTTGAAGCCTTGTTTGAGAAGCCTGTAAATCCATAGCGGACTTAACGCTTTCATAAGCAACAAATGCTGCAATTCCACCTAGCCCAAGAAGTGCCGTTCCTGCTAATTTAGAAGCGCGTTGCATTTTGCCCATAGCACCAGTAGCGAGTTCGCCTTTGACTGCCATTCTATCTAATTCGCCATTGACTTTCTGCATTTCCGCAATGGCTTCTTTAGCGCGGACAAGTATGTCAATCTTTACTGGCATTAACTCCATTAGAATTCACCCAAGTATTTGTTGATGATTTCCTGCATGGGACCTTTTTTAAACTTTTCAAACGCAGGGCGCATATAAGGAAAGCCAGCCATAGCGGAAGTTCCGTGCCAAGACCGAGGCGCGTACTTACCGCCTTCTTCAACGGCGCGGGAGTATTTCATAGTAGGACCTACTGTTGCGTTATACATACCAAAGCCTGCGCGCGATCTAACTTGAGTGATAGATCGACGAAGATTGCCAGTTCTGTTCTTAGGTGGTTGTCCTGCTTCGGCTTTTTCATTGGGCTTGCGCTTGCCTTTGATTTCGTTTTTAGCAAGTTGTTCCATAACGTTAGCCATTTCATTACGAGCCAAACGAACACCATCTTCAAAGTCTTTGATGAAACCATCATATTCTTTTTTAAAGAGTCGTAAATTAGTTGTCACTCCCAACTTCGATCTCCTTAACTACTCGGTTGATGGCAATTAGCCATGATACCAAATGAACTGGTTGTTCATCTGTTTCTAACGGCGTCCAGCCAAACTGCTTAGCACACTCATAATAGAACCACTCAGAATCGGGATATTCGAAATTCTCATTTCTGTCCGCGCCTTCTAGTAGCCCTTTTAGGCGTTCGAGTTTGCGGTATCCGCTTTTGGGTCTGCCTCATTTTGCAATGTTTTATTAAAACTTGGAAAGATAACCTCTTGGGCATCCGCACTTTCTTCAACGAGAGCATCATAATCAGCAATAGAAAGTTCTTCTAACGATTCAGCCTTAACTGATGGTGGGAGAAGATCGAAAGACCATTCCTTGACTAAGCAAGCCACAATGGCATTAGTTAATGCGAGTGCTTGCATTACGCCTTCTTTGCCCTCAGAAGCTTCATAGATTTTATTGCGATCTTTGACTTTAAGACTTTGAGGATCGCGCAGAACTACTGTTGCTCCGCTAGGGAGTTTGATTGTTTTTTCGCTCATTATGTTCCTTCCATATCGCCTCCGATTGTTTGGGTTGTGTGGGGGAGTGGGAAGGCGGCACGTCACCCCACACAACATTAAATCAGGTTACTGATAAGTACCTGAAGGCTTTGCGTTTTGAAGTGTGAACTTGACTGGTGAGTAACCAGCAGTCGCACCGACATTCGTAGTGTTACCGAGAGAGTTGAAATCAACAGTAACTTCCACATAATCCTTATTGCGTTCTACTACTGCTGCGGTATATGCGCTCTTAGATGCAGTAACCGCGAACTGAGTAGCAGTTGAACCTGACCCAGTAGCCCAAGTGAAGGTAAGTGCTGGCTGAGTATTCGAGAGGAAGTTAGTGAGTTGAGTGTCATCTTCCATTACGAAAGTAACTTTGCCAGTAACAGTAAGCGCACCCATAAATACTGAATAAGGTGCTTGAGTGTTAGCAATACCGAAAATAGGCTCTACTGTTCTAGTGAGTTTAAGAGTTCCTGTAACTGCGTTAGAAATAGTAGTTCCTGCAACTGTAACTGTTCCTGTCCATACCTGAGTTGGAACTACAGTTGAGAAAGAAGGAGTTGGTGCAGTTGTAGTTGCGGAAGGATAACCAGTTACTTTGGAAGTGTATTCAAGCATTCCATCTGCGTTGAAAGTGAATTCAAGATCATGAACTTGGCAGCCCGGAAATTGGCGAACGCCAGCAGCATAGTAGTCAGTAATAGTGAGAGCCTTTGGCTGAGCATCTCCCGAAGTACCGACTGCGTTCTTCAACGCGATAGTGTGCGTATATGGAGCAGATGAACCAGTAGTAACTACATCTCCCATAATGCCTGCAACGAAATAACCGATAGTGTCCGCGAATACGGGGCCTGCAAAATCGATCTCCGTATGACGGCGACCCTGAACGTAGTTGTAGTTCTCAACCATCGAACCACGAATGCCGTTATCAAGAAGTTCGTTAATCATTTCGACTGGCTTGAAACTATTGAGAGTAATAGGGACATAATCAGTTGCGGTAACTGCGGTTCCCTTAGTTGTTTCTAGTGCAAGTCCTAGAAACGATTTGACGGAAGGTTGGACTGCCATTTGTTATTCTCCTACTGTTGTATCTGCTGGTGGGGTTATCTTTGGTACAACGATTACATTTGTAGCAACAAAATCAGATGGCGCGTCAAATACATCTCCTGCATTTACAGTAAGACCGAGAGTTGGGAACTCACGATTGTCTTCGCCAAGATACTTAAACTTTGCCATTTCTTCTCCTATGCTTGAATCATCTGTGTAACAGGGAAACTAACCGAAGCCCATATCTCTGTTGCACCAGCATCGTTAGTAAATGGTAAGCCGTATGAAACACTAATGCTCTGCTCGGCTGCTTCCCAAATTACTGAACCATCAGGCAATCCTAGCGTATGCGCGCCTCCACGAAGCAAACCTTTAATGCCATCAACTACGGTGTCGAAGGAATCCATGCCTGCTTCGGCTTTCTTTTCTAACGACAGGTGAAAGATTTGAAAATCAATTTGGTAATCAACGCGCTTCCATCCGTTATACGCGCCACCAATAGCAATACGATTTTCAGACTCGGAAGCAATATGAACTACACCGACTGCGCGATTTAACTGCCCAGCCGTAGCGTTAATTTGAAAGTTAATCTGCTTAGGGAAGGACACTAGAACCTGATTGAGGTTGGCAATCGTTCCAGCGTTAATCCAACTTTGAATAGCAGATCGAACTGCGGCACGAGATGAAGCCATTAACGAATCCTACGGAACGGCTTCAACAAGTCTTCGGCTAAAGAAAGATCAGAAGCAATGTTTCGGGCTGCTGCTCCTGCCTCTGAACCGCGTGTAGAAATGTCCATTACCAAAGAGTTATCTCCACGCACTTTAAGAAACGCAGTTGTAACAAGAATTGCTGCTTGCTTAATTGCTGCTGGCATAGCCGAGATAGCGACCCCTGCGGTATGCGTATAGGCAAGTGTTGAAGTCAATGGAACTGTTGTGCTTCCAAATGTGTAAGAAGTATCAACTGTTACATTTTCAGAATATAAACCGTCATAGATTTTAAGAGATTGCCCAGCAACAATTCCAGTTGCATTTGTAACCGTCAGGGAAGTTGCGGCTGCCGTTGCTGAAGCAATAGTTGAATTAGCGTAGCCATTCACATAGTTGTAACGCAGGAATATTTCACGTCCAGGAGTTGACGGCATACCGAATTGCAGGGGTCCTTGGTTGCTGTAAGAGGCGGTCAAACTGGCATAAGGGAATATAACCTCTCCCTCTTCTAACCACGCCTTAGAGGGGTCTGTGGCGGTTACAAGGCTATTTGGGTCGGTGCCATAAGCAAAAGAATTGAGAGCAATAATTGGATTGTATTTTGGGTGGAAACGAATAGTGCCATCTGACTTAATGCGACCTCTTTGTTGCTCTGTGTCTTGTGTAGCACCAAGGATTTGATTGCAATGTTGATCTATCCAAGAGGAAGCGCGAGTAATGGCATTAGTGAGTTCGGCATCTTGGGCTGCCTGATTGCCCCCGACTACTAGATTGTCGTAGTCAATAGCAGTAGGCGCACTCTTGAATTCATTAATAGTCAAATAAGGAACGCTGAATTGTTCTGTATTTGGGGCAATCGCACTAGCCATTTGAACTATCCGTTTCTAATCTATCGTTATCATGACCGCAGCGCCCACACTTCTTAAACCAACTGCCGAATCCACAAGCAGTGCAATTATAGCCACGATCTTGGTCGCCTATCGAATATGAACTGAGATTCGCTTCAACAAAGCCTTCTTTTTTCAATGCCTTAATAGTCTTTGGATTATTAACGCTAAGTAATCCGTCTTTGCCTATATTTACTTTCTTAGTGCCACGCGTTGTTTGAACATCTACTCCGCGTATTCCGTGATTTGGTGGAATTAACTTTGACATTCTTTGCCCTCTCTAGAAGAAAAGGGGCGCAGAGATTAGTCCGCGCCCCTTCTTGAACTTTTACTTAATCAAGCAGAAACGATACCTGAAACGACACCATTCCAAGCAGGTGCGTAGCAGAAGAATGTTCCACGGAAGTAAGTTGAGAATTCGTAGGCGAACTGTGATACAGGCCATTGAATACCCATGTAGTCCTGCACCATCACGTTAGCCCATACATCAGAAACCTCTGTGTCTGGAATTGGAAGTGTGTAGGAAAGAACTGGTGATACACCCTGTGGAAGCCAAGGGTGAACAGTAAGATCAACCAACTTGCCTGTGATCTCGTTATGAAGCGCACCAATTACTGCGCCACCAACATAGTCACCAGTATCAGTCTGTGAAAGATTGATACGGTAGTTAGCGGTTGAACCGTTCTTGATTGCATCAGACAACTGCTTACGATCTGCGCCGTTGAGAAGAACCTCATCAGGATCAGCCTTAACAGAATCCCATAGTGTTGCGAAGACATTCTGATATTCGACACCAGGATTTGATGTTGAGAATACAGAGTTGATCTCATTGATTGCGCCTGAGTTAGCACCAAGGACAGTTGGAAGAATTCCGTCATATCCTGTTGCGTAAGCAGATGTATCAGCAGAGATTGTTGAAGCAAGTGTTCCAGTTGTGTTAAAGACGAGATTATCGCCCTTAGTCTGTGTTGAAGCAGAACCCTGAAGTGTTCCAGTTAGACCGCTAATGCGACCAACATAGTGAGCGTTAGAAGCACCAGTAGCAGTACCAACATAAATCTTGGTTGCAAGAGCACCAGTTACGTTACTTACTGTGATTGTGAGAACGCCACCAGCAGAAACTGCTTGTGAAGCGACTGTTGAAAGAACAGACTCACCAAATGAACCAGCATCAGAAGTTGCATAGACATAGTAAGTGGCAGCGCCAAGTCCTGTCTGTGTACCTGAAGCAGCAGCAGTAGCGAGAGTTACTGTTGGAGCAGCAAGTGCGCCTGAGTAGCCTGAAGCAGTTCCGCGACCCATAAGCATCATGCGCTCTTCCATCAACATTGTTGCGTAGAGAGTAGATGTTGAGGACAACTGACGGAGATCCTGATATCCCATACCTGAGAAGTTAGCATCGAATGAAACGCTATCAGATAGTGAGTATGAGTTGTAAGGAAGTACTAGATCGTCAGCAGTGTAAGCGATCTTTGATCCGCGCTCGTAGTTGATTGAACCAAATGCGGTTGTTGTTGTTTCGGTGATTCCCGGCCAAATGTTACCTTGTCCGCCTGTACCTGTACCTGTGTAACCTGTGATGCGCTTTACGCGGTGTGAAGTACCGACGCCCTTCTTACGAGCGATCTTGTTACGGAGTGGTGTTGGGCGAGGTGTAAGCAACTTTGCAGGTGCTTCAAGATCAAATGCTGCGAAAGCAGTTGAAAGAGGTGTTGTAAGGCTGATGTCCTTGTTGATCGAATCTGTAGCGACACGCTGAGCAGCAAGAGCCGCATTGAGTGAACCTACTGCATCAGGTGAAAGTGACTTGTTAGCAACAAGTGCTTCCAACTGTGCGATTGAATCGCTTGACTTATTAACTGAATCAAACTTAATTCCGTTACCACCCATAATCTGCATAAGAGCAGATGGGTCAGTAACAACTGCCTGAGCAGACTTGTCGATTGCAGCCACGTATTCTTCGTGAGCAGCAGCGGCAGCCTTTGGTGACTCTGCATCTCCGAAGAGATCAGTAGCCTTTGGCGCTGTTAGTGCCATTAGGTATTCCTTTCGTAAAGAGGTTAGTTGTTGTTTAGTTTTGCGGCATCTGCTTCAAAGTCCGAAGCCAATTCGCGGTAACCACGAGCGAGATCGCGGTCTGTTGTTGCAGCAGCCTTTTCGCGGAACTGTGCAGCCTTTAGAAGAAACTCATTAACAGTTACTTCTGCTGGCTTGATAGTTGATCGCTTAGGACCACCACTTACTGCCTTTTGATTTGCCGCTGCTAGTTCTGTCTCTAGTTTACTGATGGTTTCTTGTGCTGCCTTATTTGCAGCCACAACTACATCAATCTCACTACGGACGGAATCAGTAGCACTCTTTACGGCTTTCTCAATAATGCCATCAACATCGACGGCACTTAGAGCAGACTTAATTGAATCTTCTTCTTCGAAGATTTCTGTATCTTGAACATCGCCAACGCGTTCGATTGTTGGGAGAGGTGTAATTGTTGATTTAGGTGTATCTGTTGGAGATACCATCTCAGCAGTCGATACATCTGCGCGACCGTGATTATCGGCTGGCTTGTGGCAACCACACTCTAAGCACTTATCAATAGAAGCAGACTTGTGTTCAGACTTTGTGCAGCCCTTACACATCTTGCTATCGCAACCGCCGTCAGCAGCGCATTTCATACAACCAGCGCAAGTGCAACCATCGCTTGACTTATCTATTGGCTTATCTCCTTCGGCTTCTGCAACTTCGTGACCAGCAGAGTCGTAAGTACCTTCATCTGTTTCTACTTCTGCGCTTTCACCATAAGCACGCTTTTCTGCATCAGCAGCGACTACTTCTGTTGTTTCGGCAGTAACTTCTGCTTCAACAACTTCTGCTGCTGGCAACTCTTGTTCGATTAGTTCTTCCACTTGAATTACATCCGTTCCATCTGATTTAGCCAGCATTAATTTGGCGTGGGGGTTGGCAGGGCGATCAACTAGGCTAACTTCAACAATCTGTCCATCAATAATTCGACCATTAGCAGCCTTTTCATCGCGCACAATACGGGGTGCGCGAATTCCGATTGAGAACCCCTTCAATACTCCTGCTTCAACTTTCTTAACAGAAGATGCATCTACGACGTGAGCCGTAATGTAATGACCATCAGCCTTGCTATCTAGTTCCTTGGCGACACCAGCAGCAATGTTTGAATGCTGCTCGCGGATATTGCCGCCAGTCTTGAACCAATCAGGCATAGCCTTATTCAACCAACCTGCATCACAGATTTGGTTATCACTATCAATAGCGTCATCTGTTGCCTTGCCATAAACAAGAAGCGTTCCATCTTCTTGCTTTTCGCTTTTAGTAATTGCAGCGTATGAAGTTGCGTAATTTGTTGCCATTAGTTACCTGCTGTCCATAGATAGGAAACGGAAGTTGATGCACTTGAAGCAATTACTGAAATGGTAGTTCCACCAGTAAATTCAAGAGGCTGAGTAGTGCTTGATGGGATAGGTAATCCTTGAGTTGAACCGCTTGAAGCAACTGTTGTATCACCAATAAAAATAGTTGCACTCGCACTATTGTTACGAATATAAACGTGTGCGCGTTTCATGCCAGATGGCACAATAAACAAAGTTTGAGCAGTTGTTCCTACTGTAATCGTTCCGTGTTGATACGGCGATGGGTTTGCTGGTGTTGTCGATTGTGACATTTGCTTATCCTATCAGTTAGTGGGTTTATGATAACGCATCAGAAACATTTAATGTATCAACGACATAAGGCGCGATTGAGCACATACAGTTTGGATGCGCTGGTGGTTCCGTATCGCCCGATGGGAAAGAATCGTTAAGTGAAATTGGTGAGGCATCGGCATTTTCGGCACAATCGTCACAAGGGTCAGCGACTAACCACTCAACCATTTCAACGCCTGTATCTGCATACTGCTGCATAGAAGCAACCGATACGGCTCTAGACATTTCTGTTTGTGCAATCGTTAATGCTCGTTGGGAATCTGAGATCAATCCAGTCAAACTTGCACCTAAATCGCTGGCAATTCTTTCTCTGAGGGGAGCCAAAATGCCCTCTACTGCTGGCGCCACTTCTCTAGGCGGTAGTCCTGCTTTCAATCCCCTAGCGAGTTCCGTTCCTATACGATCAACAGTAGTCCCTCTAATACCAGTAAGTGTTACTGCGCGCGAGTCCATTAAACTTGATAATCCGCCTTTAGGACTCAACATATTTGCCGCTGCTTTATTGCCGGGCTTCCATTTCGCCCAGTCGATTTTAGAAGCTTGTTTCAAGTCTTGTTTTGATGCTTTGTCGAGCATTTGTGAAGCAATAGCGGCAAGAGCCATATCGCTACCTAATGCGTAGGCTTCTGCGTAAATAATTCGTAACGCTTTATTCAGTTTAGAGTCATCAACGAATACGTGAATACGCGCCCAATCCCTACCCTGTTGAGTTGTTACTTCCGAAGTAAAGTGGTTATCAAGCCACTCTTTCACTACCTTGTCAATATCAACAGAACCCTTAAAGGCTTTCTGAATAAGAGTCGCGTGTTGAACAGATAAACGAACTTTGGCTCCGTGCATCTGTCGCCATAGTGCGTTCACTTATGCTAAATAACGCTCGGCATACCAGCGAGCAGAATCGTAATCCTGTTCACCAATAAACTTATTTAGAACATCAGCATAAAGAACTTCAACATGCTCAAACTTAAACTCGCGGTCAGGAGATTTACGAAGCCAACGAATAAACGCTTTCATCTCCTTAACTGCTTGAGTGACTGGTGCTTCTATCGCTGGCTTTTCTTCAGGTGTTTCAACCATTCCTTGTTCGTCCATATTCGGAGAACTTTCGAAAGGAACAGCGCCATTAGGAGTAATGAAATAAGCAGTATTACCAACAACAACGATTGGCATATCCGCTTCAGGAGATTCGATGAGAGAGCGACCCGCTTCTGAACGGACTTCATTAAGCGTAATAGCACCTGTCTGAAGTTCAATCTGCAATGTTTCGGCGCGTTCTTTTTTATCATCTCTACTGCTTTCCATAAACTTAAATTCAAGTTCGCGTGGCATACCAAGATACACATAAGAAAGATTAGTAATCATACGAGCGACCCAGTTGGCAAGAGGAATAGCACCAATTACTTCTGCTGACTCTGCTTGTCCTTTTTGATGACCTGAACCACCTAGTCCACCTTTAGGAGAGAAACCGATCTCAGAAGGCATAACGCCATAATGCCCGCAAATAGTATTAACAAGATACTCGTCAAATGTTTCTTTAAATCGCTCGCCATAACCATCAAACTGAATTGGCTCCATACCAACAGGAAGCAAACGAACGCGCTTGCGTTGTTCTAATTGCCCTGCTAGATCATTGTTAAAAATATCTTCATAACGGCGCAATAGATCAGGATTATTACCAAAGTTAGCATCTGTCTTCATAAGAAGTTCAGGAGTTACGCCATCGGTGTATTCAGCGCGAAGCCATTGCTGACGGCGAAGATAAAGGTCGGCTACTGGTAATGCGCGTTCGGTTGGAGAATAGCCGTAGATTGTATTTGTAC